AGGTCGAACAACTTAGAGACGATCTCGCGACCAAAGAGGCAGACCGTCAAGCGCTCATTGCTAGACTCAGGGACGCTCACATTAACAGCCAACTCAAGTCAGATATGCTCATGGAGCTCCAGACCGCCATGATTAATCAGCTCGCCGAGCTGAGAGTCATGAATCGATCAGAGGGTGATGTTTCTCTCAATAAGCATGTAGCTGAGTGGATACCTGATACTGAACAGGATGACACTGAACAAAAGGATAGTGACACATGAGCAAATTGTCAGTATAATGACGACTGTTTATGCACATCAGGAGACACGATGAGCGAATCTAAAACAGGTGAAACACCTCGCCACATGAGAGCGCTATCACCTCGATTCGGCTCTCGTGGTATATCAGGCACACAGCTCAGCGGCGGCACCATCGCCAAAGAGAGCAACGCTCAGCTCACCGGCCTCAATTGGGTTCAAGAGGCTGAGGAGATGTTAAGAACTGACCCTATAGTTAGGCGTTCTTGGCATATGCTCAGGCAGACTTTACTCTCAGCCACATGGCGTTTTGAGCCTGGTGTTGAGGGTGACTTAGTAGCCGAGGAACTCGCGAGATACGCCAACGAGTGTTGGGGCTTTGATGGCCACTCAGGGCAAATGATCACCTCATGGGAAGATCAGTTGAGCTATCTCTTTGAGTTTGTGCCTGACTACCTGCGATTAAATCCTGTAAAGCTCTATTGGACTGCTCCTGAACTTGAGGAGTTAATGCTTCGATTTGCGCTTGATCTCCACCAGTGCCTAAAATAGATCTTTGAAGTTGACTTAGAAGTTGTCCTTGCCTTCTAGCAGATACATTTTCTGCAAGTTCTTCTCGTAACCTTCCTGCTTCTGTAATCCGATCTTCAAACTTAGCAACATCTTCATCTAATCTTTCTCTGCGACCAAACTCTTCCTCCGCTCTAATGGCTTCGTCTAGTGTGGAGTAATTCTGACCTGTCATTTCAGAGGCGTAGTTACCTGCCTCAGTTTTTGTAATACCTTCTGGAGTCACTTCAGCTTCAGCAGCAGCATTTAACCTAGCTAGTTCTGCATCTGCATTTCTATTGGCAATTCCAACACCTGCCTCTCTTGAGCTACCGCCAGTAGTAGGATAACTCGCAACTACCTGCCCTGTTATATTGTCAATAATATCTACTCTAGTTGTTTGCCTAAGCACATTTCTTATTGCTTTTTTTGAATATCTCATTAGATTACCTCTATACTGTTATATAACCTTCTATTTTTATTAAGTTTCATAATACTTCTTCAAATACCATAATTCCATTAAGTGATGCTACTTTACGATGTGTAGGATTAGTCACTGCAAGAATCATATCAAAATGCCCATGCTTAGGAATAACAATATTTGAAAAATCTTCATTAATATATCGTGTAAAACTACCTGCAACGGTAGCTGTTAAACTTTGAAAAAGAGTGCCTAAAGAAGATAAAGAGGTATCATAGGCATTTCCTGTTAATCCAATAGTGGTAGAACTACGATCATCTGTACTATGAGCAATATGCGTAGCAGTAATAACTACAGTTTTCAATACGCACTTATATGGTACAGTACCTCTAAGACTTTCTGCCGAACCTAAAGTACCTGTTACTGAACCATCAATTAATCTATCTAGTAAAGCAGTATCTATGCTGCCAGGAACGATAATTGCATCAGTAATATAATTATCTGTAGAAACACCACTGCTTGTATAAGTATAAGATCTAGCGTAAAATGGAAAATTAAAAGTTCTTGGAATTTGACTGTTGATAATCTGTGTAATATTAGCTGAGTAACGATTCAGTAACGCAATAAAATTGGTATTCACTTCTTCATTGATAATAGACTTGTTAACCGCTTCAGGATCTAAGGATAGTTCTGTAAAATTCCACTCTCCCTGTAGCTTAATTCCAAATATTTTTTTACCGTTATTAATACATATACACATATCCCCTTCATTACCTTCAGAGTTAGAATATAATCCGTGTTTCAAGGGTAATAAAGAGTCTTGCTTGGACTCTAGCTCTGTAATTAATAAATCTTCTGTTACATCTGCCATTATGGATTACTGCCTAATACATCATATTCAATATCTATTGAGTCTAGTTTTAACTCTCTTGAAGCTGATGTAATTTTTAAAACTAAGGTTTTTCCAACCGCACGCATAGCCTTACTAACATTGACAATGCTAGACTTAAGGGGAAAAGTTAAAGTTTCGGTTACAGATGAACCTGTACCTGACTCACCTGCGTAGATTTCCACCGTTAACGCGGATGCGGATTGATAGGTTATATTTATTTTTCTAAATCTTTTTTGTAGCTCTGGCACACCAAAATCAAATCGCTTAGTAGTCACTGTAAAACTATCAGTGTTTTGAGATCCAGTACCTACCGTTTTTACATTAGAATCACCTGAAGTCACATTGAAATATTGCGCTCTTAAATCAGAGGAATAAACATAATTACTTCTAGTGAGAATATTGGTAGCATCAATAGATCGTTTAACCCAACTACCATTATCAAGGTTCATTACATAAATAGAAGAATCGTCTGCATCATACATGACATATAGTTCACTATCTTTAGCGTTGTAGCCGACTGCGGTCTGATCAAAGGTTAACGCTTGATAAGTGTATCGAATATTAAATGTTAATTCTCTGGATTGTGTCGGAGTTACACTAAACACACCTGCTTCACTAGCACACACTAAACCAAGTGGAGATTCAGTGACTGCGTGCTTATGCACTGCACCAACACCTTGAAAGACCCTCTCTAATTGATGTCTTTGATTGTACACATAAGTATGATTAGGCTTAAAAACAAATAACTTATTACGATAAGCATAAAGGCGAGTAATATTATCGCCATCATTTCTTCCTACATCAAAATATTTACCAGGAAGCACCTCATCTAACTTATAGTGATCAGTAAAATAAACCTGATTTTTTTCTCTAGCAGTCTGATCATTTTCATCTACTGTGTCAACATCAGCATAGTATGCCCTATTATTTACAACAGCCGATGTGTTCCATTTCAATTCTACTAATTTGGTTTTTGCAGCTCTACCTGTTAACGAATTATATGTAGCTAATTTTAAACCATCATAAGGAATATACCATGTAGTGACTTTGTCTTGTAAAGGAAAGTGTGTGGTAATCCGATTTTGCTTAGAAACATTAGCAGAGGTAGAAGTGTGTTTGGCTTGAACACGATTTATATTATTGTTTTTCCTAAAATTAATTTTGGAATTTGTATTACTGATAGAAGTAAAGCGCGTATAGTATGCACCTATACGATTAAATTGTGTACTTAAATCGGTACTATCACCACTTTCTTTTCGAGATAAAATTGCAATTTCTACTCCACCTGAACCTGAATTTGAAAAATCATTATTTTCTCCAGTCCAACTACTGCTTCCAGCACTAAACTGTGTTCCGCTACCATCAGATGATTTTGTAACATCATCTGCTGCTACAGCATTTGGACATGGAAGCCAATACCCATAATTTTTTAAAGCATAACTATTGTAATTATTAGAAGCAAAAAATGGAAGTAAGTTGCTTGAACCAGGAACAAAAGTATTGGGTACATTACCTAAAATACTTTCTGAATACCCTTTATTCATATCTACTGTTTCCACTAAATACCAGTCTACATCATCTTTTGGCTGCCAATAAATATTTAACCCAGTAATTCTAGGATTATGATAACCAGATGCTGAAATATTATTTAAAACTAAATTGATTGCTCTCCCCTTCTGCGGAGAACTTCGGTAAAAAATAGATTGTCCAGTTGCGTGTTCTTTCGCTTGTGAGTTTAATTGACCGCGCCTGACATATAATGTATTACTGGAAATAGCAGTAATAAACATAATTTCCTGATTAATTTTTATGTAGGAGTATGCTGAAAATAACGAACCATCTGAAACGGTAATATCACCTTCAGTTTCTGTTAATGCCTCCCCTGTGGTGGCAGTGCTATCAGACTCTTCATCAGATCCTTTTTCTACTTCAAAACCAGTGATACCTATTTCTCCATCTCGGTTTAAAGACAAAGAAGATTCTTGCACATAATCATAAAGATAAGTCACTGCCCATCTATCTGCTGGGTCAAAAGTTTCATTATCTAATGCGTTCACCCAAGCATTGTGTTCATCATTTTCTAAATCATCACTATCATATTTATGTCTAGGCTCATACACAAATAATCCCACATCAGAATCATTGTTTAAAGTAGTAAACTTTAATGTTTTTTCATCTAATGACCCGCCAGTTGTGGCAGTATTAATTGTAAAACTCTGATCATTGACAACATTAACAATAAACGCACCACTTGGAATACCTGTACCTGATACTGCCATGCCAGGAGATAAAGCCAGTGTATCGTTTTCCGTAGAAATAGAAGTACTATTATTGTAACTACAATCTGCTAGAGTAATTTGACCATCATGCGCCATATTCATTTTAACAATCGTTGGAGCTTCCAGCTTTGTATTCACTGCATACCAATTATTGATCGTCATTCTATTATGCACAGGTTTAAATCTTGGCACTTGAGTGCTGTCCTCACTTGCGGTATCACCCAATAAAATATTTTTCCCAAAAATATCTCTTTTAATATGACCATACCATTTTGGACTATTTGTAAATGACCCATCTGATATTCTTAAAATCTGATTATGAATTAAAAAATCATAAATAGGTGAGCTAGACCAACCTGTAGTAATATCTGAAAATGAACCTCCAGTGCCAGTAGATGTATCCTGTCTCTTCAGTACTGTGCCATTTCCTATAACCCACCATAGAGTAGATGTATCTGCATTCGATCCATCTTTTTCTGTTCGATACAAAACAAATTCCGTTTGAACATCAGTTAACGATGTAATGTTTGAACTGGAGACAGTATCATTTAGAAATTTCTCTAAACGACCTGGCATTTTATTCATTACATTTTCAAAAGCAGTATATTGAGTTTCAGATATGTCAAACTCAGATTGGTTTGTGACTAAACCACCTGAGAAATTCCTAATCATTAATTTTGGCATTAAAAGTCCTTGTAATTAATACTGAACTTGGGTTCTCCTGCTCTACGCTGACGATCCATTACTACTTTCTCTTTCCACTCTAACCACTCATTTTTAAAGTAGGAAATCATATTCATATCTCTCAGTCTTTCTGCTGTTTTCCATGCGCCATAATACACTAAACATTCGTGATAGCGAGTATCTATCATAGGAACATCATTACTGCTTTCTAAATCTTTAGGTAAATGATAGTAATACACCTTGATTGTTTTTACCACCTGCGGAATAGGGAAAATACCTATACTGACATCATTGATATAATAGCCATGTGCAGAAGGCATTTGAACATCCCCAACATTGCTGCTGATATTGTGTATTTGATCCATACCAATGCGAGTCATTTGATCACCACCAAAATCAATACGATAAATTCGAATCATATTTTCAAGATTTGTACTACTTTCTGCTGCTGCATTTTCTACTCTTCTCCATGTAGCGACTGTAACGCCATTACCATTTAATATCTGATATTCTCCAGTCCCTGGATTACTACTCATTTCAGCATACCCATAAAACAAATTGGCTTCATCGGCTAAAATAGTTTGACCTTTATTAATTAGATCTGTTAACACATTATCTGAAACCACACTGGTATCTTCTACGCCAGTAATATTTCTTATTTCGGTTCTTATATTTGTTAAAGTCATAATCTCTCTAAGGCGGGGCGAGCGAAAATGCCCGCCCCTTAGTTAGTTACTGATTACAGATCAGTCCTTGATGTTAAGTACTGAATACATCCGTAGTCTTTACTGTTATACACAGCTCTATCTACTCCGTATATTTGACCAGCAGCAATACCTAGCTTGTTGCCATAGTCAAAGGTTTTTTCAACCCAGTTCATTTCACCAATTCCAGCACAAAGAGCAGCACCTGCACCTAAAAATAGGTTTCTTGCGCCTTTTACATCATTACCAGAACCCATGTCATCAGCAGTAGTAATTCCTTCATGCTCGTGGATTACAACTCCATCATACATTCCCAATGCTCCAGCAAATAACGGGTTATCATCACCGCGTACATTTGCTTCACGCTGTATCTGCTGAAAACCAGAAAGCTGAAATAAGTCATAAGAGACTTCAGGATGTACTAATAATACATAGTAATCCTTACCTTCTACTTTGATAGGTCGCATTTTCCAAGTAGCAGAAGCACCTAACATGGCGATACGCTTTAATTTAGAAATATCTTCCAAAGCAATTTTATCAGCAGCAGCTAAATTTGCCTCATCATCAGAGTTACCGTAAGCA